TATTGACTTAGAAGATGTATATGGACTTTCCAATGATGTTCATTTTCTAGTTACTTTTGACGACGGTAAATTTACATGGTACGAAAAGGAAGCAAATAAAGCATTAACAAAAATATATCCAATGCATGGAGATATGGCAGATGTTTTTGTAGTACAAACTAGAGAATATACAATAGAATTCCATCATCCTACTGAATCATTAATTATAGAAACAGAAGCCGGTGTTAATTTTGCCACATTAACCGATGGTACTTTTAATTTTACAGCAACAAATTTAGGCAGGACAGTTTATCGTAACAGTACAAGTTCTGCAAAAGGTAATCTTTATTGTGCGAGAGAAGGCGAACAAGCCGATCATCTTCCTCGTGTATATTATAATGGTCAAGCAACAATACATGGACTTGATTGGACATTAACAGAAAATACTACTACTAATAAGAAGACAATAGTAGCAATTGCATTGCCAGATTGCCCTTGTGAAGATCCTGTAGAGGGTCGTCAAATAATACGAGAATTAAAAGAAAATGATATAATAGACATTGAATGGTATACATCTAAGGATAGTAAAGAACGAGCCGATGTTGCTCATCAATTACAATCTAATCCATTAAATGCTGAACCTACTGAAATAAGTTTTCATCAAGTGTTCGATCACTTTGCTGAAATACTTTTAAATCATAGAGGATATTCGGGAGAATTATCACATCCAGGAATAGATTCTACGTCTCATCAATTAATTAAACAAAATGTTCAAGGAACTATTCAACAACAAAAATTTCCTTTTGTACTTAATTCATTGCTTTATACCGACAATAATTATAATATTACTAATAGCATTAGATATATTGCAGATGAATGGGAGAGATATCGTAATAAATTTATAAAAACAGCAAAAAATAAAGTCAATATATCTGTAACAGGAACACCTGTCAGAGATATAGTAGATAGTACACTAACACAATTAAATGTTGGTAAAAATACAAATTTTATTTTTGCACATAGCCATATGGCTTATTATAATTTATACGAGGATGATACTTATACTGCTGACGGAATATTAGTAGATTTTGATCTTGGCATAGAAATAGACATTACAGATGAATATACAAATCATGTTTATGTATATGTAGACAATGTATTACAAATTAAAAATGAAGATTATACTTTAGCAAATAAAACAGTTACATTTATTACTGCACCAGCTGCAACTAAAACAGTTTTAGTAAGAGTTATTAATAATGTTCCTGCTGCCACACCAAGTTATGTTCCAACATCACTTCAAAAGAACGGACTATGGCAAGTATATAAACCAGAATTAACAGGTTCACATATACTAGGACACGATGGTATTAAAATTCCTCTTACAGGAATTGGCGATGCAGATAGTGCTATATTTGAATTAGAAAATAGAATTTATAATAATATTGCAAGTAAACATGATGTAATTCATTATGATTATTATAATATTATGCCCGGTGCAGAAAGAGCGACATGGGCCACAAGAACACAATGGAATGCTATACAAGAAGATAGATTTAATAGTTGGGCACATGAAAATAATGTTAGTATAAGCAATACAGCATTTAAAAATACCGATTATACATTAGGAGATCCTCTTACACACAATTATAGTTCGTTAGGTATACCGGGACATATTCGTGGAGTATTCAATTGGTTCTATGATACACAAGATCCAGTTGCAACACCATGGGAAATGTTAGGATATGGACAAAAACCAAGCTTTTGGGATACACAGTATGATTGGCGTAATACAGCAAATGGTGGAAATGATGCCAAACGAGCTGCATTAATTTCTGCACTTAAATTTGGTATGACAGGAGCAACCGGCAGCTTAATTCATAAAGTACAATTATCGCGTCCTGGATTTATCACTCCTATAGGAGTAGATGGTGTATTATTAAATCCAGTTACGACAGGTTTAGTTACGGCACCTAGTGCAATAGACGCTCAAGCAGATTTTAAATTTGGTGATCTAAGTGATGTAGAATTAACATGGTGGAACGATGAAAAATTTCAATGGGCAGTATTTGAAACACTTTATAAATTTAGATCAAATGATTTGTCTCATTTAAAGTGGAATCATACAGATACAGAAACTATTAACAGTGAATTATTAGATAACGTTACTAGAAAACGAGTACGTCCAGAAGATATGGAAGTACATTTAGAATCAATAGCAGGTGCAGATCCCGATGATTGTAGATTTACAACCATTGATAAAGTTCTTATTCAACGTAGTGGTATTAATAATTTATTAATAGAAAATGTACATAATGTAAATGTTACAGAACCTGTAGACTTTATAAAATATGTAGAAGCATTAAATGTACGTTTAGCATTTAAAGTAGAAGGATATACAGATAAAAATTCTACTAGATTAGCAGTAGATACATTAGGAGTAACCAATGAAAAGTTTATTCCTGAAGAAGATTTTCATGTACATTTTTATAGGAGTGCTCCGTTAAAACAAGTTAGTATAAGTGGAGTACGTGTTATTTTCAATGGAACAGCATTTGAAGTACACGGCGGTGATACTATTTTATCTTCATTCCTTGTAACAGAAAGTAATAAAGGTGGTCCTTTTGATGTAGTTGAAGTTTCAAATACTTCTCCCACTGTTACAGTGTCGAAATATAAAAACACAACAGGCAATATATTAAAAATACCATACGGCACAGAATATACAAAAGTAGGAGACGTATATGATTTCCTAATTAATCTTGGTAGGTATTATGAAAGTATTGGCGTTATGTATAAATCATATGATACAGAAGGTTATCATAATTGGAATAGAGCGGCTAGCGATTTTATAAGTTGGCATGCGGCATTTACCAGTCCACTTGTTGCAGGCGATGAAGTATATCTTTCTCCACATAATAAAGAATTAATATTCCGAGATGCTGATAAACGATTTATAGATCATGCAGTAAGTAAAGTCAATGAAGTATTTAATATTGCTGATAAAAATGGTAATAGAATTAATAATAAGTATATCGATGTTAATAGATTGGATAATATATCGCATGGAGATACTCCGGCGGCACGAAAATATGAATTTGTTATAACTGCGATTGAAGAAAATACAGAATTATTTTTTGTACGATTAAATGTGATTGAATATGATCATGTTATAACTGTTAATCGTTATACAGTTTTTGCTGATATCGTATACGATACTTTACTTAATTCTAGAATATGGAGAGCAAAGTTTATAGGACAAAAAACAGGAGACTGGACAGGTCTTCCAAAGGGCGCAGGTTATATTGTTACAGATACTAAACTAATTCCTAACTTTGAAAAAACAATTAATGATATTGATAGAGGATATTTTTCTACTGAAGAAACTGTTCTAAATCAAGCACTTGTAGATGCAAGTAGAGCAACCTTAGGTTATAATACAAAAGCATATCTTAAAGATTTACTTTATAATAAAGATGTTGCATTTGAATTTTGGAAGGGATTAATTCATAAAGCAGGTACTCCTAGCGTCAATACCAATATTGGTAGAAGTGCTGATATTAATAATATATTAACTGATGTAAAAGTCAATGAAGAATGGATGTTTAAATTAGCAGATGCAGGTTCTATAGAAAAGAATTTAGTGTATGAATTCCAATTAAAAACAGATGAAGTAAATTTAGATCCACAAATAATAGAATTTCCACTGGATGCATTAGCAACCGGTATAACTCTAGACGAAGTTCCGTACGATGAAAAGATTACTATGTCACAAAGTGATCCTAGGTGGGTACATAAACCAACAGATCGTATAGAATTTTCAACATTAACAAGTGATGAATATAATGCAACTAGTATATATTGGCCAGGAATGCCTTTATTAGATGAGACAACAAATCAAACTTTATATGAAAAAGATTTACCTACATTATTTGATTCTAGCAAATTTGAATTAGATTCCTATAATAAATTTAATAATTATACAGTAGGAGACATTGTTCGTCATGAGGGTAAAGTTTTTACAGCACAAACAGATATTGTAGGAAGTGTAAGTAATGGTACATTTGGCGGTATACCACTACCGGTATCACAATGGACAGAAACAGCAGAACCATATAGACCAATATATTGGATTGCAAAGAAAACTATTGCAACTTCAGCAAGTTCAGAATTTTCCGGCGGACAGCCAATGGTGTTTAAAGCGTTTGATACAAATATAAGTATTGCCCAAATTGGCAAAGGTATTAATACAATAGATAAGGCAGAAATTACAACGGTGGCGGCACATAATTTAACTGTAAACGATTATTGTATAATTGTAGGAACAACAACACGCCCAATATTGGATGGTATATTTAAGGTTGATAGTTTGGCAGTTGATAGTGAAGGTACACTAGAAGATGAATCTAAAACTGTATTTTATATCGATTCGTATACAGATACTAATACTTTATTTGGTAAGGTATTACCTTTAATGCCTGTTATGTTTGATACTATAACAGAATTGAATGCAACAATAACAGATTCTCGTTATGCATGGAAAGCAGGAGATATAGGATATACTCTAGACACTGCTTATAAATTTAACGGAGTATCTTTTGATGTAGAACGGCGTAGTTGGATTGGAGCATTTAAGATTGATAAAGTTAATCCTAGAGCATTGAATAATGTTAATAAAGTTTATAATCCAAAAACAAAACAACAATTAGCAAAATTTGAAACATATGATCCAATAAAGGGTGTCATTCCTGGAATAGCAGAAAGAGAAATTGATACTGTAGGTACATTAGATACAGCAGTTTATACATATTCAACAGATCGTAGTGGAAATATAGATGATAGAGATTATTGGGAAAGGAATGAGATAGGTACAACTTGGTGGAATACTTCTACTGCTGTTTTCATTGACTATGAGCAAAGTACTAATTCATATAAACGCAATAATTGGGGTAAATTATTTCCTGGTGCAAGCATAGATGTATATGAATGGATAGAGTCGCCAGTAGAACCCGGCGATTGGGAATCTAAAGCAGGAACAACAATAAATGGAATTAGTATTACTGGTACACCTTTTTCAATTGTAAACGAAGAAGAAGAAACAGTATACCGATATAGTACAAAACAAAAATATAATAGTAATACTTTGCAATTAGAAACATGTTACTATTTTTGGGTTAAAGGAAAAACTGATGTTCCTAATATTATATCTCGAAATTTAAGTGTTAAATCTATTGCTTCTTATATTGAAAATCCATCTAATTTAGGACTATCATGGATTGCTCCTATTGAAAAGCATGCCATGATAATATCTAATTTTGGAAATACATTTGAAGATAAAGATGCTATCTTCCAAATCCGATTTGGAGAAGAACAAGACGTCCATTCAGAATTTATGCTAATAGCAGAAGGCGACGATACAGAAATTATACCCGAATTCTTTCATGGACGAATGCGAGATAGTTTAACAACATTTGCAAAAACAAAAGAAACTTTAAGTTTTTCTGCTTGGACAGCAGGTGTTGCTTATAGTACAGGAAGTGTTGTAGTTAATGCCAGCATTTATTATAAAGCAACAACATCAGTAGTAGGAACTGTAACATTCGATGCTACTAAATGGAGCAGGTTATATGACATAACAGATGTAAACACTACATCTAGTACATTAACAGTATATCGATATAATAATGTACCAGATTTAAGTTTACATAAATTAAATCAAATTGGTAATAGAGTTCGTCCAGCACAAAGTTGGTATGAAGATGTAACAACTGCTCGAAGAACTTTTATTGAAAAGGCTAACATGCTTCTTAAAGAAATGAATCTGATTGATAGTTCTATAGATTGGGATAAAACAATCGGTACTACAATAACTCGCGGAGCAATAAGTTATAATTTAGCAGATTATTGGAAACATATAGATTGGGAATCCGCAACATATTCATCAACTACTATACCTATTAAAATAGTAGCTCTAAGAAAAAATTTGTCAGATGAAGACTTACTTCTTTCAGTCAATATAGGCGATACTGTAAAAGTATTAGAAGATGGTAGCGGTAGATGGGAAATATATCAATTTGTAGCAGAAGTACCATGTACAATAGCAGAAAGTTGGAAATTAATTGCAAAACAAAATGCAACAATAGAATTAAGTTGTAAACTTTGGGATTGTTATTTAGATTGCAGTGGTTGGGATATCTGCACATGGGCAGGCACAATAGAATGGGATAAATTTCCTTCATATCAATTATTCCAAATCATAGATGCATTAAGAAAAGATATATTTATTGATGTTTTTAAATACGCCTATGGTAGATTGTTTTTTACAATGATAGATCAGGCATTAATAGATCAACCACAATTAGATTGGGTACATAAAACAACATATGTCCAACTTAAAATTGATACAAATCTTTCAGTTAAAGTTAATTTATATAAACCAGAAGTAGCAGATTATATTGTAGACTATATTAAGGATGTTAAACCATATCATACAAAATTACGTGATGTGTTTAATATAAAAAGCCATTTAGAAACTGCATGTATTACAATTACAGATTCAGATACCAAAAAAATAATAATCAAATTTGATCGTGTAGGTTGTGGTTGGGATTCTTTTGTACAAAATCCATGGGATGCACATCATGATGGCAATCCTGCATGGGATAGGGGCCGATCTAGTTGGTGCGATGATTGGTGTAAAGAGTTAATAGATGGCGGAGACTGCCCCGGAATAACTACACCTGGTTGGGATAATAATTGCCGTGGCTGGGATACCATTTCATATGATATAACAGATAAATCTGTATTAGAAGATTTATTTGTAGATACAATTTATAATGCAAGTACGTTTGGATTAGATCCTGCAACAATAGAATTAATTATAGAAGGTAATAAATTTATACAACCAGGAGAAACATGTTATCCAGAAGAATTGATTCCAGTTATTCCTTATGATGCAGTTGATATTCGTGTACAAACTAATACAACTGGTTCAACAGTTGATGCAAATACTAGAACTTTCCAAATGTTTAAGGATGCTTTAAATTATTTCCATATTCATAGAGTAGATAATACTAATGGTAAAACAACAATAATTAGTGCAATAGATCAACTAGCAACAGAAATAGAGGTTGTAGCTGGCCAAGCAATTACAGATTTAACACAACCAGATGTCGAAAATAATGTACCAGGTGTTATATGGATAGGTACAGAAAGAATGGAATTTTGGCAAACGGATGTAGGAACAGGCGGCTCTGGAGGAGATCTATTAAAGGGAGTAACTAGAGGAACATTAGGAACATCAGCAGTAGCACATGCCAACAGTTCTCAAGTTATAGATGGCGGACGCCGACAACAAATCCCAGGTATACCCGATTATTGGAATTATCTAGATAATTTAGGTACAACTCCAGCAACATTACATGTACATACTGCATTCAACGATTTGGGTGTGACATTACAGGCCAGTACAAATGCAGAAGCAAATTTTATTAATGCAACAACTGGTACAAATTGGTAGAGCAAGTAGTTAACTACTGATATAAATAGTATAGATCAGGAAGAATATGAAAAATGACAAATAGTATTTTTAACGATGAAAGTATAATAGGTGTAGATGGTCATATTAAAATATGGGATCCAATTTCTGGCGACATATTTATTAATAAACATAATGCTGTACATCCAGAAAATATGAGTATTGCAATTGCAAATAATATAACTAGTATAGGGTCAGGATTACATCATATATATGAAATGCATTTTGGCAATGGAGGTACTACTGTTTCGGGTGCAGGAGTTGTTACATATAAATCACCGAATGTTAACGTCAGTACCGATGATTTATATAATAAAACTTATAATAAAGTAATTGACCAAAATGATACAGTAAACAATTTAGATCCTACAAATAATTTCATGTCAATGACTCATGTGGCCGGAACAACATTTACAGATATTATTACCACATGTACATTGGATTATGCAGAACCAACCGGTCAGGATACAGTCGATAATTCAACTGATATGGAAGCAACTTACATTTTTGATGAATTAGGACTAAAAGGCAAGGCAGCAACATTAGGTGCTGGACTACTATTAACACATGTAATATTTCATCCTGTACAAAAAAGTGCTAATAGATTAATTCAAATTGTTTATACATTAAGAATTAGAGTAGGATAATATAAATATTAAAAACTGCTATAATTAAATAGGAAAATAGAAAATGGCATATGATATTAACAAACGAAACGGAGATTTACTTGTTTCTGTTGCAGACGGAACTTTAGATAGTACCACTAGTATAAAACTTATTGGTAAAAATTATGTTGGCTACGGTGAGCAAATAGCAGAAGACTTTGTTCATATGCTAGAACATTTTGCCAATTTAACTGAACCAACAAATTCATTGATTGGTCAATTATGGTTTGATACTACTACTAATAAAATTAAAGTTCGCGATAATAATAATAATTGGAAGGAATTGGGCCAATTGGTTGCTACTAATACTGCACCAACTGCGGGCGTCAATACAGCTGGAGATTTTTGGTTTGATACTACAGCTGGTAACCTTTTATTATATATTTGGAACGGTACAGCATGGCAAAAAGTGGGCGTAGGTAATACTAATACTAGCGTTCAATTGGTAGACATAATTGATACATTAGATGTTACACATGAATGTATTGTTACATTTCATAATAAAAAATATGTTACTATTATGAATGGTGACGCAGGTCCATGGATACCCAAAGCAACCGCATTACAAGCAGACGGTACTACAACAGTTGTATCAGAATTTCCTACAATTAACAAAGGCGTAAACATGACAAACTCAGTAACGCCGGCTTCATCTTCCTCGGAAGGTTTTAAATTCCGCGGTACTGCTACTTCAGCTGAATATGCTGATTTGGCAGAAAGATTTGCAGCAGATTGCTGCCTAGAGCCAGGTGATATTGTTTGTCTTGGTGGCGAATGTGAAATTACAAAGAGTACTACTGCAAAAGATGGCACAGTACTTGGAGTTATATCAGAACATCCTGCTTTCGAAATGAATGCAGGCGCTGGAGATGATATGTCACATCCGTTTGTAGCACTAGCAGGTCGTGTTGGTGCTAGAGTAATAGGCAAAGTTAATAAGGGAGATAGATTAATTACTAGTGATGTGCCGGGTGTAGCCAAAGCAATAGCATGGCATGCTGATGGTCCAATCACTTGGGAAACAGTAATAGGTCGAAGTTTAGTTAATAAAGATACAGAAGAAGAGGGTCTCATTGAGATAATTGTGGGAGTAAAGTAACGTGACGATTGCAGTAGGTAGCCCAATAACAGCTGCTGATTATAATGCACTAGCTACGTTAATTAACAAAGTATACGCTGACATTTATTCAGGAGCAACACCGACAACGAACGCATCCACTATTGCGAACTATAAGTTCGGATGGGGAGGTACTTCTGTCTCTGCTGTCTCAATATCAGATCTAATTACAGACGAACAAATAAACAATATTATTGTTCGTGCAAATATTGGCGTTAATATAACAAATGATACAACTACTTCCATGACATATGCTGATCAAGGATTAATAGGTCCTAGAGCTGCAGATTGGTTAATAGTAAATACCATACTGAATGAATTAGTAGTTAATGCTAATGATATGGATCCAACAGAACAAACCATTACAAGTCCAAGTGCGACAGGCGATGGTACATCTATAGATACTAGAACAACAGCATGGGGCACGACTCTAGGTACTACTGCAATATTAGATTGTGTGTTTGATGTTAATTTTACATCATATGATAAAGCACGATACTTTTTTAATGCAGGTGGGCAACATCATATATTAGGTTATGGATCTGGAGGCAGTACGATTGCATACGGACAGTGGGCAACTCTTTTTAGTCAAATGGGCACGGTTGCAATTACTTTAGATAATACAACACAAACTGGTACAGGTGGTATATCTCAAAATAAAGGTTTTTATGATTGTATACCGGGTGATCCTACTAATTTAAGTGCGGCAGAATGGACACTATTATTCACTAGTGGTTCGGGTTCAGGTGCATATGGTAGTTATGGTAGTTA